ATGCACAGAAACATCAAATTGAAGGCGGCATTGCTGATGGCAAGTCTTATAATACTGAAAAACAACAACCTAAAACAACGATTGACGCTGGCGCAAAAAGTCCGCCTTCGCCTTAAAGGATAACAACGTATGGTTGCACCAAATAGAAATCCAAGTACCGATACCCGACGTCCTGCCAACGAGCTTGGCGATGGAAGACCTGGGCCGTTTTTGGCCAAGGTACTACACGTAGTTGATCCTGAGTACATGGGCAAAATTCGTGTACAAATTTTGCATGTTGGATCAAACGGAAGTACTACTAACGGAGAACTTGCATGGGCAAGTTATATGAGTCCATTTTTTGGAACAACTAGTGTAAACTATTTGGGTCAGTCTAGCACAGGCCAAGCGGCCTACGACGATACACAAAAAAGTTATGGCATGTGGGTTCCAACACCTGATATAGGAACTACGGTTATTGTAATGTTTATTGAAGGTATGGCAAATAAAGGTTACTGGTTTGGTTGTGCTCCGGAAAAATATAAAAATTTTATGGTTCCTGGAATAGCGGCGACTAGTTTAAATACAGATTATCCAGCAACCGGCGCAATGGCATCAGAACAAACTAGAGTGCCTGTGGCAGAATATAATGCCGCGATTAATAAAAACCCAGGCGATTCTCCTACAAATGTCGTTAAACCAGTACATCCTTTTATTTTTAAATCCTTAAAACGACAAGGATTAGTCAATGATGATATTCGGGGTATAACATCATCTAGTGCCAGACGAGAAACACCTAGTAGAGTTTGGGGAATTAGTACAGCCGGGCCGGTTGACAAAAAGGGCCCGACTGGAGAAATCGGATCGATTGAAGAGAAAGCCACTGCCGCCCATAGCAGATTAGGCGGAAGTAGTTTTGTTATGGATGACGGTGATGAAAAATTTATCAGAGACAAGCCAGCCTCGGAAGCTCCACCAAAATACAACTATGTACAACCTAAAACACCTCCGGTTGGCGATACTACTATTCCGCACAACGAATTAATCCGACTACGGACTAGAACTGGCCACCAAATACTTTTACATAATAGCGAAGATTTAATTTACATTGGCAATGCAAAAGGAACAGCATGGATAGAATTAACCAGTAATGGAAAAATTGATATTTTTGCGGCTGACAGTATTAGTATACATACAAAAGCTGATTTAAATATTAGAGCTGACAGAGATATAAATTTAGAAGCAGGCCGGAATGTTAATATAAAATCTATAAACCAAACACATATTGAAGCTACCAACGATCTTTCAATAGTTGTCGGAGCAAGAGGTTTTATTACGACTAAAGGTAATTTAAATGTTAATACAACTGGCAATAATGTATTTTCAGCCACCGGCAATACTAGTTTAAAAAGCGGCGGAACCCACGCTGAAACTGCCGATAAAATTTATATGAACAGCAGTGTTTCTGCATCGGATGCACCCGCTTCTAGTGCTTTAACTACACATCGAGTCCCTGATATTATCGGCAGCACCGAGTCGATACTACGACGTATTCCAGCAAGAGAACCTTGGGTACATCATGAAAATTTAGACCCTGTGCAATTTAAATCAGATAATACCGATAGAGAAGTGACAACAGCATTGACAGTTCCGGATTATTATGACAACTACACAGCACCGTTAGATACATTCAAACAAGGAAGATAATAATGGCAACAGATTTATATAATAAAATTACAATTCCGGCTGTGCCTGTTACTTCAGTGCCGTCGCCTAAAGCCTACAAAGGATTTAGCACAGTCAATACTGCCAGTGAAAATTTTGCACTGTATGATTTTGAATTAATTAAACAAGATTTAATAAACTATTTTCATATTCGAAAAGGCGAACGTCTGATGAATCCGGCTTGGGGAACAATTATATGGGATAGTTTGTTTGAACCCATGACCGAGCAGTTAAAAGAACAGATTGTTTCTAATGTCAATGACATTATTAATTCAGACCCGCGTTTAGTAGCAAAAAACATACTTGTTACTACCTACGAAAGCGGCATACAAATAGAATGTACGCTAACTTATTTGCCTTACAATATTACCCAGAGTATGCAATTGAAATTTGATCAGGATAACGGTATTGCAAGCAATAGAGTTGGGTATTAAGTACGTACATAATAAAAAACAATAAATACGATTACTAGGATATATTCATGAGCTCAACCGATAGACAAAATAGACTGTTAATTAACCAGGATTGGACCAAAGTTTACCAGTCTTTCCGTAATGCGGACTTTCAAAGTTACGACTTTGAAAACTTACGCCGCACTATGATTGACTATATCCGTCAAAATTTTCCTGAAGATTTCAACGATTATATTGAGTCAAGCGAGTACTTGGCCCTTATCGACCTCATTGCTTATATTGGTCAAAGCATAGCTTTCCGCGTTGATTTAAATGCCCGCGAAAACTTTTTAGAACTTGCTACCCGTAGGGATAGTGTACTAAGATTAGCAAGGCTTCTAGGCTATAATGCAAAGCGTAATATTCCTAGTAACGGTTTATTAAAATTTACAAACGTTACAACAACTGAAAATGTCATCGACAGCAACGGCCGCAACGTAGCCAATCAAGTTATCACATGGAATGATACTACCAATAGCAATTGGTATGAACAATTTATTGGTGTTTTAAATGCGGCATTTAATACAACTCAGCAATTTGGAAATCCTAGTGATAGTGCAACTATTAACGGAATTCCTAGTGAACAATATCGTTTTAACGCTAATAATACTAATGTTCCAGTTTTTGGATTTACTAAAACTGTAAACGGCACCAGTATGGATTTTGAAGTTACTAGTACTACATTTAGCAATCAAACATACATTTACGAAGAAGCACCAAGAATTGCTAATCCTATGGCATGTGTGTATAGAAATGACGGCCAAGGTAACGGCAGTGCAAACACTGGATTCTTTTTTAACTTTACTCAGGGTAATTTAAATCAAGGTACGTTTACTATTTCTCAACCAACCACAAATCAAAGCATCGATTTCAATAGTTCAAACATTAATAATACAGACATCTGGTTGTATAAATTAGATGCCACTGGAGCAGAAGGTTCATTGTGGACACAGGTACCTGCATTAACGGGTAACAACATTATCTATAATAGTTTAAACAAGGCTATTAAAAATATTTATAGCGTAACAACAAAAGCCAGCGATCAGATTAGTATTAATTTTAGTGACGGCAATTTTGGAACATTACCGATTGGAACCTTTAGGTCATATTATAGAATTAGTAATGGAGAAACTTATACAATTAATCCTCAAGATATAAGAGGTGTTACATTAAATATTCCTTACATTAGTTCTACTAATCAAACGCAAACATTAACTATCACATTAGAATTACCAACTGGTGTGTCGAATGCTAGTGCCAGTGAAACGAATGACGAAGTAAAACAAAATGCTCCTGCAACATACTACACTCAGAATCGTATGATTACTGGCGAAGATTACAATATTAGCCCGTTGTCAGTTACTCAAGAGGTTGCAAAAGTAAAAGCAGTAAACCGTTCAAGTAGCGGAATAAGCCGATATTTTGATTTAGTCGATCCAACCGGAAAATATTCAAGTACAAATTTATTTGCCGACGATGGCGTTCTTTATCAACAAGATTTTAGTACAAATTTTAATTTTACTTATTCTAATAGAACACAAGCTTCTAATATAATTCACAATCAAATATTTGAAATATTAAATGATCCAAATCTACGCAATTTTTATTACAGCAAGTACAATGGAGTTAACACTACCAGTTTAGGAATTACATGGTATCAAAAATCATCAGATAGTAATTACTCAACTGGATATGTTGGAAGTTCAACGATTGATGGAAAGCCTTACCAAGTTGGCAGTACTACCAGTACAGACTTACAGTTTTTAGTAGTAGGTTCACTGATTAAATTTGTTGCACCTACCGGAAAATATTTTAATCTTAATAATAAAAACGCATTAGTTACAGGTACTTCGACTACGTCAAATACCAGCACTTATATATGGACAGAAGTTACTGGTATAGTAGGCGACGGCACTGCTAGTGGTACTGGCGTTTTAACTACCGGGTTAGGTCCATTGTCGTTAAATGATATCATACCAACCGGTGCGTCGATTGCTCAAATTATTCCTGCTTGGAAAGTAATTATCAGCAGTAGTGTAATATCTACAATGATTGATCTAATAGCAAATAGTAGTCCGTTTGGATTACGTTACGATCTTGGCACACAAAGCTGGCAAATTGTTTTTCAATCTAATTTAAATTCAATAGAACAGTTTAATTTAAATCACCAAGGCGATACTACCAATTTAAAATTAGACTCTAGCTGGTTATTATTATTTGTAACTGATACTATAACATACACTGTTACAACAAGAAAATTACAATATATTTTTGAAAGTAATGAACAGTTGCGTTTTTACTTTGATTCAACACAGCGTATCTATGATAGTACATTGAGACAGGTTGTCAACGACGAAGTTAAAATACTAGGAATCAATACACAACCGGGGAGTGTACAACCGTTTACATTTGATCAGCGGTTTAAAATTGTTTCAACTTTTGTTGGATTAGATGGATACATAGATACTAAAAAAATTATAATCACTTTTGGAGATAAGACTGGAACAGCAGTTGTACAAGATCCTGATGCATTTAATAATATTGTGTATAATAATGCTGTTCCTACCTATATTGTATTAAAATTATATACAGTTGAACAAGGGCAGCAAGATTACAAATATGTTGATAATACAAATGGTACGGTGTTGATATATGCTAATGCAAGCAAACTATCGGCTTATTCTAATTATACTGATGGACAGTATTTTTATTTTACTGATTCAGATACAGTTTTAAAATTAAACCAAGCCACTAGTACATTAATACCAAGTCTGGATTATAGGGTGTTTATTGGCCGTGACAAATTAAAATTTCAATACACTCATAGTGCCGATAATCAAAGTCGTATCGATCCGGGTGTAAGTAATATTGTTGATATTTTTGTATTGACCAAGGGATATGATATTGTTTTTAGACAATGGTTATCAAATTCAATCACTACAAAACCGTTACCTCCAAGCAGTGACGAGTTATATAATACAATAGCTCCTAGTTTAAATTTAATTAAATCTATCAGCGATGAAATTATATACCATCCAGTAAAATATAAAATTTTATTTGGCACAAAAGCGGAATCGCAATACAAGGCACAATTTAAAGTTATTGTAAACCCAACAGTAGTTGTAAGTAACAACGACATCAAGACTCAAATTCTTGCGGCAATTAATAAATTCTTTGAACTAGGCAATTTTGATTTTGGTGATACATTTTATTTTTCAGAACTAGCAACTTATGTTATGAATATATTGTCGCCAAACATTACTAATTTTGTAATCGTGCCTACAGGCAATACATTATCGTTTGGCGGCTTATTTGAAATTACAGCCGGGCCTGATGAAGTATTCATTAGTGCCGCGACAGTAAACAACATAGATGTTGTAACAGCAATAACCCCAACAACAATTAACAGCCTTGGTAATGTAACATCTTCAACAAACGTGTTATCTAATCAAGCATTAACAAGCTCAGCTTACGGATCAACTAATGTCTGATAAAATCAATCCAACCGGATCAAGTTCACAAACCGCTGTAGATTTAATTCCTAAATTTTACCAAACTCGCGACAATGTAAAGTTTATACAATCTACTATCGATCAATTGGTTCAAAAAGGAACCACTCGAAAAATCAGCGGGTATATTGGACGAGAAAATGCTAAATCTGCTTCGGGCCCGGATATTTTTATCGATGCTGTTGATGCCACTCGACAAAATTATCAACTTGAGCCCGGTGTAGTAGTAAATGATCGTTTAGGAAATACAACATTTTTTAAAGATTATATCGATTATATTAATCAATTAAATGTATTTGGTGGTAATACAGATAATCATGAACGTATTAACAAACAAGAATTTTATAGTTGGAATCCCCATATTGACTGGGACAAATTTGTAAACTTCCAACAGTATTACTGGTTGCCGTACGGCCCTGAAACAATTACAGTTTATGGCCAGAACAAGAACGTTACTAGTACATACACTGTTGTTGTAGAAGAAGAACTAGCTACTAAAGAATACTTGTTTACTCCTAATGGATTGACTCGAAACCCGAGCATTGTACTATATAGAGGCCAAACTTATCATTTTGATATCACAAGCGTAGGCGAACCTTTCAGTATTAAAACTGCTAGAACATTTGGTAAGCAAGATAGATATATTGACGATGCAAAATCAGTAGATCGCTTCGGGGTTACCACAGGCAGGGTAACATTTACTGTTCCTGATAATGCTCCAGATTTACTATACTATGTTAGTGAAAATGACCCTAACCTAGGCGGGGTTATTAAAATCCTTGACATCAAAGAAAATAGTTCAATCGATGTTGAAGCCGACTTCTTAGGAAAGAAAACATATACATTACCTTCCGGAGATCCGGTTAGTAACGGCATGAAAGTATCATTTGGCGGCAACGTTACTCCTGAAAACTATTCAACTGGCGAATATTACGTTGAAGGAGTTGGTACTGCAATCACTCTTGTACCGACTACTGTGTTAGAAGTAATTGGCGCTTATACAGAAACAAAAGTATTAAATTATGACGAAACACCTTTTGATCAATTTCCGTTAGATCAAACTAGTACCTATGCAAATTCTCAAGATTATATTGTAATTAATCGCGGTGCAGTAGATAAAAATGCATGGAGTCGATACAATCGTTGGTTCCATAAAGACGTTGTTGCGGTTAGTGCAACGTTAAATGGCGCCGACTTAAATTTAAATCAAACAGTAAGAGCAACCCGTCCTATTATTGAATTTGAAGCCGGACTGCGATTATTTAATTTTGGTAGCGTTGCTATTAACGATGTAGATGTAATTGATACTTTTACAACAGATGCATTTAATACCATCGAAGGATCTGCCGGATATAATATAGACGGGGTACAATTAACAGAGGGTATGAAAGTTATTTTCTTAGCTGAAAAAGATTCTTTAATACAAAATAATGTTTATTTGGTTCGATTTATTAACATACAAAATGCAGGTAGTGGTAAACCTCAAATACATTTGGAATTATTAAAAACTCCTAGTATTGATAATACTGTATTAGTGAGACAAGGTAACTCTTATCAGGGATACATGTTTTGGTTCAACGGCAAAACATGGATCTATAGCCAACAAAAAACTAAGGTAAACCAAGCCCCGTTATTTGACTTGGTCGATAATACTAAAACTTTATTATCTAGTTATTCGGGTAGTACATTTGCAGGAACAAAATTATTTTCGTATAAAGTTGGAACCGGAACAAATGACAGTGTCTTAGGATTTCCGCTAAGTTATCAAAATATTAATAATATCGGAGATATTAAATTTGAATTTAATCTGTTAACAGATACTTTTAACTATAAAGAAAACGATTTATTAATTACTAAAAGTATTAACACTGGATTTTTAAAAAAATTAAACTATGTTAATACTGTATTGTATACGAACGGCTGGCAAACAAGCGCAGTTACACGATACCAGGCTGGAGTTAGAATTTACAAAAATTCTAATAAAGTTAATAATTTTCCATTAGATATCTACGATAATAAAACTGATCTTACAGATTTAGAAGTTAGAATTTATATTAACGGTATTCGATTAGATAAAAACAAATGGTCTATAATAGATGCGGCGAATTATAAAGTAATTAAGTTTGTATCAAATATTGAATTAACAGATGTATTAACTATAAAAGCATTTGCTAAACAGGCGATTAATAAAAACGGGTATTATGAAATACCAATTAATTTACAAAATAATCCTTTAAACGAAGACATGACTATGTTTACGTTGGGGGAAGTAAGCGACCATGTTAACAGTATTATTGATAATTTACAATCTTTGTTCACCGGAACATTTCCAGGCGATAATAATCTTAGAGATTTAGGTAACATTACACAGTACGGAACAAAATTTGTACAACATAGTAGTCCTGCAAGTTTTAGTTTATTTCATGTTGCATCGGAAGATAGCAATGTTGTAAAATCTTTAGAACAAGCAAAAAACGATTACGGTAAATTTAAACGTAATTTTATTGCTAAATCCCAGACGTTAGGAACACACGGTGATCCGGTATCGCAAGTAGATTCAATTTTACTTAAACTCACATTAAATAAATCTAAGTTAGCACCGTATTATTTTAGCGACATGTTACCGTTTGGCGCCAAGAAGGTTAGTAATTATACTGTGGTTGACCCTAGGATTACAAGTTATCCATTGACTAATATATTCGACAATACTGTTTTGTCAAATAAAGCGGTCAGTGTGTATATCGGTACAACACAATTATTATACGGATTAGATTATACATTTACAACTGATGGGTATGTAAATATTACTGCACCGTTAACAAAAAATAAAACAATCACAGTTTATGAGTATGACAGTACAGACGGTTGTTATATACCATCTACTCCTACAAAATTAGGATTGTGGCCAAAGTCTACTCCTGAAATTTTCCTAGATACTTCATTTATAACTCCGGTTAAAATGATTCGCGGCCACGACGGCAGCCTGACATTAGCATACAATGACTATCGAGACGAATTGCTTTTAGAATTAGAAAAACGAATCTATAATAATATTAAATCGTCATATGATATTGATATATTTGATGTTGGTGCTATAATCCCAGGCTATTCAAGAGATACAGAATATACGTTATCTGAATTTAATCAAACACTTTCTCCAAATTTTTATAGTTGGATTACTATGGTCGGCGCAAATTTTACAAAGCCGCTATCATTTGATTTAACTAATGCATTTACATATAATTTTAAAGGACACAGCGCACCTGACGGTCGAGGTATACCCGGTTATTGGAGAGGTATATTCCAATGGATGTATGATACTGATAGACCACATCTTTTTCCTTGGGAAATGTTAGGATTTTCAGAAAAACCAACATGGTGGATAAGTCTATACGGCCCTGCACCTTACACTAGTAATAACTTAGTCATGTGGACCGATATAAGTTTAGGTGCAGTTCGAGAACCAGGTATGCCGGTCGTTTATAGATCCAATTATGCAAAACCGTTCTTGTTAGAGCATTTACCAGTAGATGAATCTGGAAATTTAATTACGCCTATCCAAGCAAATATTGCGAAAGGCCCGTCAACCGCAGATACCAATTCTAATTTTGTATTCGGAGACAACAGTCCTGCTGAAGCCGCATGGCGTAAAAGTAGTTATTATCCATTCAGTGTAATTTCAACTGCAATGATTTTAAAACCTTCAAAAACATTTGGATTGACACTTGATAAATCTAGAATTGCAAGAAATCTTGCAGGTCAGCTAGTTAATACTGATACGAATCTTAGAATTCGTCCTGCTGATATGGCAATACCTAGCATTTATTCTAGCACGACTCGAGTACAAACCAGTGGCATTATAAATTATATTGTCGATGATTTAGTACATGAAAATTTAAATTTTTATAATCAGTATCAATATTCTTTACAAAATTTACAAGTAAAATTAAGTTATAGAATTGGATCTTTTACAACAAAAAATAATTTTAATTTATTATTAGACAGTAAAAATCCAGCGTCAACCGGAAATTTATTTGTTCCGCCGGAGGACTATTCTATTATTTTTAATAGTTCTAGCCCTATTAAGAAATTATCTTACAGCGGTGTAGTTATAACTAAAACAGATACTGGGTTTGAAGTACAAGGTTACAGTTTATCAAGTCCTTATTTTAGTTATTATGCGTGGACACAAAGTGCTGGAGCAATAACCATTGGTGGTATTAGTTCTCCGTATGCGCAATGGACACCTGGACAACAATATACTACAGGCCAGATTTTATTTTATAATGGAATTTATTATAGAACTATAGCTAGTACTAATTCGGGCGATACCTTTAATTCACAATCGTTTAGTAAATTACCGGAATTACCGATATCTGGCGGAGTCACTGCTAGTTTTAGAAAATTATGGGATCGAACAAGTGCAATAACAATACCGTATGGAACTGTTTTAAATTCAGTCCAGGAAGTTGTTGACTTTTTAACCGGATACGGGGAATGGTTAAAAGACCAGGGATTTGTATTTGAAGAATTCAATAATAATTTAAGCGCAGTAAGCAATTGGGAAACTAGTGCAAAAGAATTTATGTTCTGGACTACACAAAACTGGTCTACTGCACAAAACTGGATAGACTGGGTACCTAACAAATTAATTCCAGCTGGAACTGTTGTCAAATACAACGACGTTTATTATAAAGCATTGGATGTACAAGCGGCATCTGCAACTTTTATAGCTAGTGATTTTTCAAAGATTACGGATATTAACAGTAGTGGCAATGCAGTAATTAGTCTAAGTCCTTCGGCGAATAGTCTAACATTTACGGCAGACATGGCAGTAGTTGACGATGTCAATAATACATTTAATCAATATGAAATTTTTAAGGTCGATGGCACTAGCCTACAACCGGCAGATTTAAATAGTATTCGCCAGGGAAATACTATAAATTATATGCCTAGAGCAGGCGGAACAATTTATAATGCTAGTTTTTATCTAATACAAAAAGAACAAGTAGTAATCTTAAACAATACAACAATGTTTAATGATGTTGTTTACAATCCTACAAGCGGTTATAGACAAGAGCGTATTAAAGTAACCGCCTTTGTTGCAAGTCAATGGTTTGGCGGCTTTGAAGTTCCGGGCTTTATTTTTGATAGAGCCGAAGTTACTGAATGGAAACCTTATACAATATACTATCCTGGCGATATAGTTAAACAAGGACAGTTTTATCTTCAAGCAAATCCCGATGGTAAGGTTGTTCCAGGCACTGCAACTTTAGATACTAATCAATGGATGTTGTTAACTAGCAAACCTGAATCTAAATTAATACCTAACTGGAGTTATAAAGCCGGACAATTCACTGATTTTTATAATTTAGACGAAGATAATTTTGACACTGGTCAACAAAAAATAGCACAGCATTTAATCGGCTATCAGGACCGCCAGTATCTAGATAATATTATACAAGATAAAGTAAGCGAGTTCCAATTTTATCAAGGATTTATTAAAGAAAAAGGCACACAAAATAGTCTTAACAAATTATTTGATGTGCTAAGTGCTGACAATAAAGAAAGTTTAAATTTTTATGAAGAGTGGGCAATACGTGTAGGCCAATACGGTGCTAGCGATGCGTTCGATACTGTTGAATTTATCTTAGATGAAACAAGTTCCACTATTAATCCCCAAGGATTCCATTTAGTAAATCAAAACGATGAGTATTCAAGTAATTTTAATATAAACCTGTTACCAAAAGATTTATATCTTGCACCATTAGGATACGATTCAAACCCATTTCCTTATAATAAAGAATTTACGCCGTTTTTAAGATCCGGTGGATATGTGCAAGCTGATTCAACAGTTATACAACTGCCTTCGATAGATAGTTTAGCAACAGAGGATATCTCTAAGTATGCAGACGGCATGTTTATTTGGGTACCGTTTTATCAAACAAATTGGAATGTTTTTAGATTTACTAATAGCTTTTTTAATATTTCTGATGTAGTGCAATCGTCGACATCGTTATTGATAGAATTAAAAGATACGCCTGTGGGATTAAACGCCGGCGATTATCTAGGTATATCTCAAGTATCGTTCGCTGGTTTCTTTAAAATACTAAGCATATCAAAAAATATTATTACGGTCGATGCACCAAATGTTAAATTAACTAGCAATTTCACTCAGCAATCTCAAGCTGTGCTATTTCTTCTGTTGCCGGCAAAGACATCTAATATAGATAATGCTAACGAGTTGATCAAATCCTTTATAACACCCGGCGATAAAATTTGGACTGACAACGATGGTACTGATCGGTGGGCAACTTGGCAATTACAACGAGCCTATACAAAAAATGAAATTACAAATCAAGATAATGTATTAACAGAATTTAAATATGCAACCGAATGGGCGCCAAACACAACCTATACACTAGGAAGACTTCTTAAACATACAACTGGAAATTTAACTTCTGATACGACCTTTGTAATTACTGGTAATGTTTCTCCAGATACATTTGATCCTGATAAAGATAACGGATTTAATACGTCTACTGGAATATCGGCAACAACTATAATTGGCACAGGAGCAGGAGCAAGTTTTAATATTATAAAACAAACTTTAAAAGTCCGTGATTCTTCTAATAATGTAGCTAGCACAAAAGTTACATTAACTATCACAGTTGCTAATGGCGGAGATAATTACTCTCTTTACGATGTAATAAAAATCTCTATACCTGTATATACTGGCGCTACTACTAATAGCAGTAATGATGTAACATTGGTTATAAGAACCTCAGTGAACCCAACTAATGTTCTTTACTATTATACAAATTATTGGTTCACATCGGGGTCTACTTTCACTAGCAATGTTTCTTTATTGACTTATGGATTAGACAATACTGGCAATACAATAATTCTGACAAATGCTAATCAATCTAACGTTTTAGCAATAAAAAATATTACACCGGATTCATTATCATCTTTTGGGCAAGTGATTGCAGTTACAAAAGCCGGTAACTTGGCAGTAATATATACTGCAAAAGGCCATGTAGGAACTTACATTAAGGTCAGCGGATCACAACCCTGGGAATTAAATCAAGTAATTGTCCAGCCATTTATTGCACAATCGAGTCCACTAAACATAAACCCAAACAGCATAAGTACGTTTGGAGAATCTTTAGCAGTGACTAATGATGGATCGTATCTTGCTGTAGGAAGTCCTAATGCCGGATACGCCAGTGTTAAAACTGATAACAGTACTGGAAATAAGATTTGTGATTCGGCTGGTATAGCCTCGACTAACAATGCAACTGGAGCAATTAGTTTATACCAAAAAGATACCTTTGGAAATTATAATTTAATTTTTACTTTTGTAACAGGAAACGACAGGGCAGGCGAACATTTTGGCGGAACTCTTGCTTTTGGCAAAGACACATTATTTGCATCGGCTCAGGCAGCTGATGGTAGTTCACGAGTTTATACGACTCGATTAATCAGCGACAAATGGATATTTAACGCCACACCGATTACCGCAGGTTCTTATTCTACTGATTTTGGTAAATTAATAGTTGTATCGGATGATAATTCAACTGTGGCGATTTCGAGTCCACGTACTGGATCGGTTTACATATACACGCTAGGAATATCTGGATCATATATTTTAAGTAAAACAATTACAGATCCTAACGCATTAGAATCTGTAAACAATTTTGGGTTGACAATTATTAATGGCGGCTTTGGTTTTAAAAATAAAATTACAGACGTATTCAGCAATCAGCTCCAAAATATTTCAACCATAAATGGTACTGGAAACGGATTAACATTTAATCTTGGCGTAGATACTAATGGTGTTATGTCTTCGGTGATACCGCAAAACGTTGGGACAAATTATCAAAATAACGATCGGGTAACAGTTATAAATCCACTCGGAACAGGAGCAGTATTACAAGCTACCATACTTTCAGGCGGCACTGGTTATACTACATCAACAAATGTTCCAGTTGGATATGCTCCGCAAGTTGCAACAGCTAGTACTGGATTAATACAAGGAAATGTATTCATTCCTACTAGTACCCCATCCGGTACGTTTGTTAGCGGCATGGCTATTGCAGGAACTAATCTTCCTGCTAACACTTCAATTTCAAATGTTGACACTGTTACTGTTACCGGAGTTACTATTTCAGGATTTAATTTAAGTGTCGGCGGGCAAACATCGTCAGCCAAGGGTAATTTAGCCATCGGTATGGTAATTACAGGCCCTGGCATTTCTGACAATACATATATTACCGACCAACAATCAGGAACATGGCTTATTAATAACAGTAACAATGTGTCTAACATCACTGTTACTGGTAAAAAATACGATTTAAATAACGACTATACAATTCAGTATAAAGGATATGTAGTTGTTAATACGTTAACAGTACCAGTTGTAATTTCTCCAGATACCAACGGCACGACTTCTACGTTATCGTTGACAGCTTTTCCAACTTCTCCAATTGTAGTTGGAACCCGCCTTACAGGAACTGGTACAGGAATCGCAACAGTTTCAAACCCATTAGGTAATGTGGCAACTCAACAACAAGTAATTAGCACAGTTGGTACTATAACATTTCTTAACTCGACTGGCGGCAGCGGCCCGTTGAATACATTCACTACCTATACTAATATAACTGGAACAGCTCCTGTAGTAACTGCAACACAAACTAATACACAAACTTTTGTGTCAACATCGTCCATTAATGCAAACATATTGACTGTGGTATCAATAGCTTCGGGAACTATCGATATAGGATATGTATTAACAGGAACCAGTGTCATAGCTGGAACATATATTGTTTCTAAATTATCAGGATCTGGTGCAGGATCTACTTGGATTGTTAGCCAGGAACATATTAATAGACAGTCGAATGCAGGCGATATCACGGGCACATTAAATTCCATTACAGTCGGCAATACCAATACTATGATAGTGGGATTACCGATCGTGTTTGCAACATCATTTGGCGGAATTGTAGCGTCAACTACATATTATATTACAAAATTAATAGATAATACTCATATCTCGATCGGAACAACGGTCGGCGCAACTTCTGATGTAGGATTAAGTATTGCAAATGGACTATCAACTTTTACAGTCAATGGTAGTCTAGTTCCGATAGTTGGAACTTATCAAGGAGTTACCCAGCGTTCTGGGTCTAGTACTTCCGGAACTGGTGCAACATTTATTGTTTCACGTTCCGGACTAACACCGTTGTATTCAGATAATAATGCTACGGCTATTACTTTATTATCTCCAGGAACTGGTTATAAGATAGGAGACACGATTACTATTGGTGGAAATGCATTGGGCGGAGCTCTTACTACTAACGATTTAACGTTTACTATTAATCGTTCGATAAATGCTACAATGACTGCAAAAATTACAGGAATGACAGCATTTGCTAGCACAGCATTTCCAATAGGTGCATCGTTCACTGCACTAAATTTAACTGGGTTGTTATATCAGGATAATGCAACTTCAGTCACGGTTCTTGATTATATAGGACTTGACGGAAATCCAACAACTGCGGCTGGCACATATACTGGATTCCGATATTCGATAGTTGGCGGAAGTATACCAGTTAATGGAAATGTTGCCGACATTACTACACAGAATATTGGAATACTTACTTATAATAATGTATCGCAATCGGCCACTTCTGGAACTGGAACTAATGCGGTATTTAATGTTTCAATCTCGGGAAACACAACTGTATACAAAAATTATACTACAATTACTGTTGTAAGTCAGGGCGGCCAGTATGCTGTTAATGACACCATTACAATACCAGGAACTAGCTTGGGCGGATCTAGCCCATTAAACGATTTACAATTTACTGTTGCGACCGCTCCAACATTACCTGAAGGCACGGTAGTTACTGCAAATATTGATGCAACCACATGGACAATTAATAAAAGTTATTCATTAGGGACTACGGAATTTCCTGTTACAGTAACCGGATCGCAAACATTATTAACTGTAACTGGAATTAATACTGGAACTATTAAAGCAGGCCAATATATTATTGGTGCCGGCGTTACATCTAGCACTACTATTTTATCCGGTAGCGGTAATTCTTGGTACTTGGATAAAAATTTCCAAGCAGGAACTGCTACAAATGCAATTCCTCTTATATCAGCTTATCCGGTAACGCAAGTTATTGGAAATATAACAGGAACACCGGGCTCAGGATTGACTGTTGATATTACAGCATCTAGCGGAGTAGTTACATCGGTTAAAATAAATAATCCTGGCATTAATTATAATTCAACAGATCAGTTAGTAATTGTTAGCGGTAACAATAATGCAAAAATTACTTCACAGTCTTCTTTAGTAATAACTTCGGGCACTCCTTATTTCGATCCTGTTACTAATCCTAATCCTGTATATGGATATTCTAGTTTAACAGCTCAATCTGGCGGCAAACTTGTATTAGATTTCTTACAAACTCCAGGTACATTTTTTATTGGGCAACAGCTCACTATCAGCGGTGGCATTAATGCTGGATCTGTTGGAAACATAACCGGATATACTAAAACATTAAACATCAATCCTAGCACAAGTAAAAATAATGGAGCTTTATATACTGTTTATGTAACAGCAGTTAGTACTATAAGTAATCCGTCGTATACCAACTCGGCTAAACAATCTACCATGTTGACTTTGAGTCTAACACCGGACGGCCCTGCGATTTCAGTAACACCTGGTTTAATAAATTCATCCATTGATCCACTAATCATTACAGCATACTATCCAGGAGTTAGTTCAAATGGTATTGTTAAATTAACCAGTATTAATACAACACAATCTACCAATACTGATTTTGGAGTTAGCGTGGATGTATCAAGCGACGGTGAATACCTTGCAATAGGATCTAATTTGTATTCTGAAGAATATACTAATCAAGGAAAGGTGTCTATATTCCAGAAAGGAACATCATTATATACCTTATACCAAACACTATCCAGCCCAACTCCAATAGCTGGTGATTTCTTCGGATCTAAAATTGCGTTCATGAACGACTACAAAACGATTGTAGTTTACAGTGCCGGCTCCGGCAATTCAACAACATCTACTTTTGATACGGCTACAACAACATTTGATTTGAATTCAATGTCTATCAAGGATAAAATTGTTTCCTCTGGAAAAGTAATTGTATTTGATAGATACAATACAACTTGGATTTGCGGTGAAGTTTTAGATACTAACAACGGATCTTTAGACGGATATGGAGTTGGATTCGCGGTGGCTAACAATCGTATTATTATCGGGGCTCCTAATGCACTTGACGGTTTATTATTATTGCCAACTGGTCGAGTATATGTTTATGAAAAATCTCCAAACACATACAGCTGGTTACCAATACAGAAACAAACTAATGTTCCAGATTTAAGAAAAATTAAAAAAGCATATTTGTATAATAGAGTCTCTTCAGTACTAATTAAACATTTAGATATTATTGATCCTTATTATGGATATATTGCAGGGCCTGCAGATCAGGAAATTAGTTTTAAAACTTTCTATGATCCTGCTATCTATTCATATTATAATACCACAGTTTATAATACAAACACATTGCCTGCTAATGTCGATGTTGGCCAAGCCTGGAATACACAATATGTTGGCAAATTATGGTGGGATTTAAGAACTGCTAAATTTGTCGATAATCATTCTTCGGATCTAGTCTATAGAAATAGCACACTTAATACGCTGATTACTGGCGCAAGTATCGATGTATATGAATGGGTTGAAACCACGTATCTTCCAAGCCAGTGGGCTTCTCTTGCAGATACTGTGTCGGGCCTTTCGATAGGCATTAGCGGCAAACCGATTTATGGAGACAATATTTACAGCGCCAAGCAAGTGTATAATTCTTATACAGGTGCCATTGATAATACATATTATTTCTGGGTCAAGAATACAATTATTAAACCAGAAATAATCACCAGAAAAATTAGTGCCGCATCGGTAGCAAATCTGATTAAAAATCCACGAGGTGACGGTTATTCTTTCTTAAGTTTAACAGGAACTGATTCGTTTAGTTTGTCTAATACTCAACATTTATTAAAAAATAAAGATGTGGTATTAGCTATTGAATATTGGAAAATAGACAATACTTCACAAAACATACATAATCAATGGAAATTAGTTAGCGATAATCCGGATACACAATTACCAGCATCTATTGAACAAAAATGGTTTGACAGCTTATGTGGGAAAGATCAAGCTGATCGCATTGTACCCGATTTAAATCAACCGCCTAAACTACGTTATGGAATTGAAAATCGTCCAAGACAAAGTATGTTTGTTAATCGATTTGAAGCATTAAAACAATTTGTTGAACAAGTTAATTTAATGTTAATTAGTAATCCAATAGTGGAACAAAAACCTAACGGTTTAACAGATTTAGAAAGCTATGATACTGAACCAACTGCGGTATCTGGATTATATGATACCACACAAGATACTAATGCTGAATTACAGTATGTAAGTGTAAATTATATTAAAACACCAACAATTTTACCAATTATTTTAAATGGTATAATCACAGGTATTAATATTGTTAATGCAGGATCTGGATATCTAGTAGCACCAACTGTTACTATAAGTGGCGTTGGTAGAGATGCAAAAATTCTACTGTCTATTAACTCTACCGGAGAAATCACCGGAGCAACTATTAGCTCGGGAGGAAAAGGATATGTTGATACATCTACTATTATAACTGTTCGACCATTTAGTGTTTTAGTACATCAAGACGCCGATGCTAACAAAAATTGGAGTATCTATGGATACGATCCTATTAAGAAATCTTGGAATAGAACACGTACTCAGAATTTTGATGTTCGTATTTTCTGGACTAAAGTTGATTGGTATGGATCAGTTGCTAATAACACCACAGGTATAACACAAACATATAATCAATATAGCATCATTGATTTTGCAGTTGACACTTACAGTGATTTAAATTCTATAGATCCTGCGATAGGGCAAACTGTGAAAGTCCGTACTACGGGCAAAGGCGGCTGGCAATTATTGCGTTGTATTGCTCCAAGCATAAGCACAGACTGGACACAAAGTTATCAAGTTGTGGGCATCGAAAACGGTACAATACAATTAAGCAATAGTTTATATAATTATACCCAGAACAAAGTTGGATACGATGGATTTTTGTATGATAATGCTGGCTACGATTTTAGCGCATCCAAAGAACTACGTATTATACTTAATGCATTAAAAGATAAAATATTAACAGATACTCTACGAAAGGATTATCTAGATTTATTCTTCGCCAGCATACGATATGCATTTACTGAACAAACATATATTGATTGGGCTTTTAAAACTAGTTTTGTACAAGCTCAACATAATCTGGGACGGTTAAAACAAACTGTAGTTTATGCAAATGACAATCTGGTTGATTTTCAAAATTATGTAAATGAAGTAACTCCTTATAGAACTACTGTAAGAGAATATGTGGACAACTACGAAGCGATCGATACTAGTGCTAGCATGATGAGTGACTTCGATTTGCCAGTGACCTATTCCTTAACTGGAAATCGGGTTATTGACACTAGGATCGAAAACGGAAAATTGTTTGCAAATGATTTAACTACATTACAAACTTATCCTTGGAAAAACTGGAACGATAATTTAGGATTTATCTTAGAAGATATTGCTATAATTTCAGGAGGATCGGGATATCTTTCAGCACCAGAAGTTATTATACAAAGCAAATCTGGAACTGGCGCAGTGGCAAAAGCATTTATTGCCAACGGTTCTGTAAACAGAATTGTAATTTTAAAGAACGGTTCTGGTTATTTGGAAGCTCCGACTATAATATTAAATGGCGGCTTACCACATAAATCAACTACGGGTGCTCGTGTAACTGCAATTATTGGTAGGAGTATAATTAGATCTAGTTTAATTAAAATGAAATTTGACAGAGTTAATCAAAAATATTTTGCAATTAAATTAGATCAAACAGAAACATTTACGGGTACAGGCGGGCAAATACAATTTCCGCTGTTGTGGGCACCCGATATAAAGATTGGTCAAAGTACCGTTACAGTTGATAATCTAATACAACTACGCGAAACATATTCATTATCGATTAAAAAATCAACTACAGCCGGATACACACAATATTCAGGTGTAATTACATTTAACAATGCTCCGGCTAAAGGAAAAACGATTGTTGTAAGTTATATCAAAGATATTTCTTTATTAGAAGCGCAAGATCGTATACAATTCTTTTATGATCCTGGAGTTGGCTCGCTAGGAAAAGATTTATCACAATTAATGACAGGTGTTGATTACGGCGGCGTACAACTTGTCGGAATAGGATACGATGCTCCTCGAGGTTGGGGAAGCACTGGATTCATGAATGATTTATGGGATTCTTACGAAGAAACTTATAGTAATTATGCCATTGCAGTTACTCCAGAAACAATAGCATCCCCGGTATTTACATTACCATATACTCCTCCCGTATATACTAATTTAAACATTTATTATACCGAACGGTTATTTAAAACTTATATTTCTGACGGAACAACTACAATTTATCAAGGAAATCCGTATTTTAATCAACTAGTAGTATCGGCAACTATCAGTAAAAAGATTCAAAACGTTTCAACAACTGCAACTAGTACATCTTCGGTTACAGTTACAGTTACTGGAACCCGTGCAGTTTACAACTATCTATACGGCCCAACTAATAATTTGACAGTAGGGAAACCAGTAAAATTTATTTCAGCAGTTGTTGGCGGCTTAGTACTAAATCAAACTTACTACATTAAGAGTATTATAGATAGTAATACATTCACAATTACTTCTGCTATAGTAAACGGCCAACCGGATGTTACAACTAGTGTAACAACACAAAGTGTAGCAACAATGAGTATGCGTTATGATTACGCTAACAATATAATTTCGGCAAACAGCAACAATCTTACGGTTGGAATGCCTGTACAATTTACAGGAATCCCGTTTGGCGGAATTTCAAATAATCAAACATATTATATTAAGACTGTACTAGCTAATAAATCAGGATTTACTATCAGTGCAAGTTATAAAAACGGAACGCCGGGATCAACTTATGTTTTATCGTCGGGTAGTGGCAATATAACTGTTGATCAGGTAGCAGGATCCGGGTTCAACACTTTGTCAATTAATTCAACTACAGGAATAAAGGTTGGAGATGAGTTAGTAACATCTGTAGCAAATGCTGTGACCCCTAACACAGTTATTAAATCTATCGATAGTACTACACAAATCACATTATCGACAATTTTGTATGGAGATATCCCTAATAGTTCTACAATACAATTTGTAAGAACATTAATATCGCCGATTGATTATTTGTTTATTACCAACATTGATATACAATTAGCTAGCCCAATAATAGCAGGAGCGACTCTAAGCATCAGTGCATACTTAGATTCGATAAGAATTGATGATCCTAATTTTAATAAAACATGGACTATTACTAATACCGGCTCCGTTGGTAATATAATTACTGCTTATGAAGTAATTGATTTCAATATAGGCGATCCTATTGATTTTTCAGGAACTACTTTTGGCGGCATTGATACTAATACAACTTATACGATTGGCAGTATAATTAATAATCATCAATTTACTATTTCGCCAACTGTACACGATCCTGCATCAGTAACTGGAGCATCTGTAGTATTATCTGATGCGACTGGCAAGATGAAGGCTGTAAGTATAGCTAATCCTAACGCTGTTATGGCAACATACGTTGCTGACGGTATCGGTAATCAAGTAATATTACCGCAAGATTTTAATTTAGCCCTTAATGATATTGTTACATTTACAAACAGTACTAGCGATGGTTCTATTCAAACAAACAATTCCAATGTTGATACTTTATTACAAGGCGGCGATTTAGCCTATACTACAGCTACTGGATTGAACCCAGACGACATTTTAATCGATGGTGATGGGTTTGTGACACCTAATACTAGTCCTGCAACAGAGGAAGTAGTTCCAGGCCAAGTAGTTGATACATTGGCAATTAAAATTTTTGAAAGACCTGCAGGCGGTTCTCCTGTAATAAAATTATCTAATTATATAGCAGACGGCACTTCAAGTCGATACTTACTCGGACAATTTATTAACAACAAACAAGCAGTTGTTGTAAAAGCCAATAGTAACATTTTGATAAATGGTTTTGGATTATCGGATATTTTGGCAACGCAGTTAGTGAATACTAAAACTTATACCATTACATTTGTTGGAACTACTAATTTTACAACTATTGGTGCAACGGCAAATACTATTGGTTTACAATTTACTGCTACTGGTCCAACGACTGGCACAGGCACAGTTACAACTGCCGACTACAATGTTGACTATAGAAATCAAGAAATTGTTTTCCTACAGCCTCCGGCGGCAGGCACATTATTATCAATTAATTCATTTGGATTCAACGGGTCTAATGTGTTAGATTTGGATTATTATACAGGCGATGGCACAACTAACGAATTTATTACCAAGGCAAATTGGTCGACAGACGTTAATATTTTAGTGTACATCGACGGAACACCACAGTCCCCGGAAGTATTCCAAACTGATGCAACTTATGAAAACTCTGGAAGAATTGCATTTAGATTTACTAATCCGCCTTCTGTAAATTCAGTATTAAATTACTTAATTATATCGGGATCACAACAAACATATAGTTTAGTTAAAACTGAAAAATTACCAACAGATGGTACAACAACTACATTTAAATTAACTAATACAGTGGGTTCTAGTTTGCCATTAGAATCTAGTATCATTGTTTCTGCAAACAATAGAATATTAAAAGGTCCTAACAGTAGTTATTTTACTATTGGTGGTAATAATTATCAGTATACGTTAGATGGATCTGTTACACAACCGTATAGTGTTAATGCTAGTCAGTTGCAAATTTATGCAGACGGAATACTATTGATTTTAAATCAAGATTATACAACCGATGTATCGGGTATCACTATTTCGATCAACAGAGCCACTTATAGAACATACAAAGGAAAAACTTTACAAGTTGTACTAGTTGGCAGTGCTGATTATACTTGTACAGCCAATTCAATTACATTTAAAAACTCATATTTAACCAGCGATTATGTAACAGTATTAAGTGCTTACCAACACGATTTGTTGAAAATTGAACGTAGTGTAACCAAAGCATCAACTAACTTAACATTCTCGTCACAGAGTCCATCTTTCTACAAATATGTTGGTATTATTGGCGGCACAATTACTTTACAAAGCTCGGTACTTGATGAAAATTATTTCTGGGTAGTTAAAAATGGCATATTGTTGTCATCCAGTGTGGATTACAAATTAAATCCAGATTTAATAAGTGTTACTTTTGAAAAACCTCTAGCTATAAATGATGTTGTAGAACTTATTTTATTCACTGGAGCATTGATAACTAACGGTTATAGTTATATGCAATTTAAAGACATGTTGAATAGAACTATATACAAGCGTTTAAGTAAAGATAAACAAACACGTTTAGCACAAGATTTACATTTTTATGACAGTTACATTTATGTAAATGATGCAGGTAATTTTGACAAGCCAAACAAAACATTAAATCGTCCAGGCGTCATAGAAATCCACGGCGAGAGAATTGAATTTTTCACAATTGATGGAAACAAGTTAGGACAAATACGCAGAGGCACATTGGGTACAGGCGCTCCTACTGTGCATCTAGCAGGAACTTATGTACAAGATATTGGACCTTCAGAAACATTACCTTATGCTGATAAAACAAATACATATCAGCAGACAATTAATGGTGTCACTGTTGATAAAATAATCCCGTTGAGTTTCATACCGATGAATCCAGGCACTGGAGTAACTACACGTTCATATATAGATAATTGGACATTGACTGGTAGCACCTTTAATATTTTTGATAATACAACTACTCAAGCTGTTATTTCTAAAACAGGAACTGGCCCATACTTGATTACATTTGCAGTACCTCAATTAAAATATGCGCCGGCCTCTGGTAAGATTTTAAATGTTTCTGGAAGTTATAATTCGTTGTATAATGGACAATATAAAGTAGTTTCGACGGATATCACTAATAATCTTGTAGTTGTACCTATAGCTGACAGTATTACAGGAACTTTTGGTATAGTTACTATTTTAGATGACGGTGATGCAAGTGAAACAGTTACAACTATTATTAATGGCCAGCAATTTACAAATAATATTATTACTGAAACTGACGACGGCGGCAATAGTACAACAACGTTCACAACGGCTGACCTTGTAATTGACGGTGCAAACTCTAGCCAAAACGGAGCTACTCAACAAGGATCAGTTGTTTATTCGTTTATAATTCCTGCTCAACAACTTGCACCGACTACTGGAGTTTATTATACCGTATCAGGTGCTGTTCCAACTCAGTATAACGGAACATTCTTATGTACCAGTAGCACAACTGCTAGTATCACAATAGTATTCCCTGTTAACTACGGACAAATTACTGTGTTGCCAACTGCTATTAGTAGTACTAACAGCATTACACTATCTTATCCAGTGGACCCGGGTGCATTTACTTCGATAACCACGACCACAATTAGTGCTCCGGTATACGGTCAAGCAGATGACATTGATGTGTTTGTAGGAGGGTATGATACAAGTACAGTATGGGAACCTAATACAACATTTATAGTAGATCAAATCGTAACAATTAACAGTTATGCTTATAGAATAACGGCTACACATATTAGCGGAAAAACATTTAATAGTTCAGTGACTACTTTAGATAGTACAGGCAACATATTAGCCAATGGAGTTACAGCTACTAGTATTAGACAGTTCTTTGTTGGAAATACACGATTAAAGAAACATCCATATAAGGTATACAATGTGGACATTGCACCTAACAGTCCTGCGGGAGATGTAAGTTTTATTGCAGATTTTGCAGTAGATTCTATCAATAATGAGTTAATGTTGAGTAATAAATTAACTCCGGGAACTACTGTAACTATTATTAAGAAAATAGGTAATGTTTGGGCCACAGATACCGGTAATATTACTACAAGTAATACCAGTTTAGCCAAATTCTTAAAATTAAAAGCGGGCATTTCATATCAAGGGCTACCTAAGATAAGTACTGTATCTACAACAACCAATATCGGTATTCGAACAACCGGTATAGGATTTGACAATACTACAAATACATTTGATAGTAGTAGCGGCGACACATTCGATCAAGGATAATACAAATGAGTTTACAATTAATTAATATAGGGTCAACGGCCAATGATAAATCAGGCGATACTCTACGGACAGCCGGCCAAAAAATAAATTCAAATTTTACTGAATTGTATGCCGGAGTTCAAGTACCGCCAGCAACATTGGCGACCCTTGGAACAGTGCGCCCAGACGGTACCACAGTTACCATTAACAACGGTATAATTACTGCTGTAACTGGAGTTTCTGCCGCTAGTACAACTACCTTAGGTGTAGTACTAATTCCTGCCACTGCCACTAGCGGTATTGTTAATACGTCCGGGTCTATTGTTTTAGCAACTGCTAGCACTACTCAACTTGGTGGTGTTAAAATTGATGGGTCTACTATTCAAATTAGCAATGGTATAATCAGCGCAAACAATTCGTATACACTTCCAAGGGCTACAACCAGCACACTAGGAGGAGTCAAAGTTGACGGAACCACAATCGGTATTAATAATACTACAGGAGTCATAAGTGCGATTTCTTCATACACGTTGCCAACTGCAAGTACAATAACTCTTGGCGGAGTTAAAGTTGATGGATCTAGTATTACTATTAACAACGGTGTAATTAGTGTTAGTACTGGATTATCCGGAACTGTTGTGTTTAAAGGCACATGGAACGCAGGCACTAATACGCCGACACTAGCCAGCGGTACTGGAACAACAGGCTGGCAATATATTGTAAGTGTCGGCGCCACTCGTGATTTAGGAGCAGGATCATTTACATATTCAGCTGGTGATTTGGTAATTTATGATGGATCTAACTGGATTGATATTTCAGCAAATAATGGCGTAGTATCTTTTAATTCTCGAACCGGTGCTATTACATTAAGTGGTAGCGATGTTACAACAGCATTAGGCTATACTCCTATACAATCAAGCAGTTTAAGTGTGGCAACAACTACAGCAAGTGGTGGAGGCACATTAAGTTATGCAAGCGGTACATTTACATTTGCACCAGCAGTTGTTCCAACATATACAGTAAATATTGGAACAGCTACGTCAGGCGGCAGTTTAAGTTTAACAGGTAGTGCATTTACATATAATCCCGCAACAACATATACATTACCGACAGCAAGCGATACTATATTAGGCGGCATCAAAATTGATAATAATACTATTGTAATTAATAGTGGTGTTATTAGTGTTGGCGGCGCACTCACTAGTGCCACAATATTTAAAGGTTCGTGGAATGCCACAACAAATACCCCAACACTATCTGGCAATCAAGTAAGTGCTAAGGCAGGTTTTCAATATATCGTAAGTGTAGCAGGAACACAAAGTTTAGGAGGATCGAGTAAAACATTTAACATTGGTGATTTGGTAATCTATGATGGATCTAACTGGGTACAAATTCCAGGAAGTAATAATGTACAATCATTTAATACACGGCAAGGTGCAATCACATTAACAAGTAGTGATGTTATAACAGCATTAGGATTCACTCCAATACAATCAAGCAGTTTAAGTGTAACTTCAAATGCCGCTAGCGGTCTAAACAGTACACTAACGTATGCCGCAGGTGTGCTTACATTTACACCAGCAAGTTCGGCAAGCATATTAAACGGAATTTCTGTTTCTGGTAGTAATGGGTTCGCCGGATCAGTTTCTAGCGGAACAATTACAATTTCAACAAGTATTACTGGATTATTAAAAGGTAACGGTACTGCTATATCAGCGGCAATTGCTGGAACAGATTATCAAACAGCAGTTAGTGCCACCGGGCTATTAAAAAGCAACGGTACAAGCGGAAACATATCGGCCGCAACAGCATCGGATATTAACAGTACATTCGGAAGTCAAACACAAAATTATGTGTATGCCGCTCCTGGAGGTGCTTCTGGAAATCCAACGTTCCGTGCATTAGTAGCCGCAGATATCCCAACTATTCATAATGCCATTACTGTTACGAGTGGTAGTTTAACATTCTCTGGCAGTATAAGTGCCGCGGCATGGACTACTAGCGGTATTAGACACGTATCAAGTCCGGCAACATTGACTGATACAACTAGTACAGGTACGGTAGCCAATGCATATACTAATAACTTTGGCGGCAATACTATTGCCGCAAGCAATACTGTAACTTATACTAACTACGGCACCGTATTCTTAAATGATCCTGTAGCTGGTACTAACGTAACAATTACAAACTCATACAGTTTAATTACCGCAGGTAACGTAAAACTTGGAAGCACTGGTACAGGAACTATTACAGCAGTGGCGGCAACTGCAACTACAGCAAGCACAGCCGCAAGTTTGGGTTACCTAGGCACTCCAATTAATACACAAGCTGGTACATACACACTAGTAATTGGTGATGCTGGCAAAACAATTTATGCTGGTGGTAACTTGACTATCCCAGCTAACGGTACGGTAGCGTTTCCAATAGGTACTATTATTAATGTGATAGCTAGCGCAGGCATTACCATAGCAATCACAAGTGATACATTACAATGGGGCGGCCAGGCTACAAGTCAAACTGGTACACGTACTGTTGCGGCTTATGGTATGGCTTCGTTAGTCAAGGCAACTTCAACTATATGGTACATTAGTGGAGCAGGAGTGACTTAAAATGAGTGGCGCAATAAT